AAGCCCGTCCCGGTCGTCCTGGACGATCAGGGCAAGCCGTCGGCGAAGACGTTCGAGGAACTGGGAGCCGAACTGGCGAAGAACCCGGCCAACGCGCCGATCATCGCCGCGAGCAAAGCAGCCGGAGGCGGGGCCAAGGGCGGAAAGGGCGGCGGGGCCGCGCCTGGGAAAGACATCTCGGACATGAGTCACGCCGACAAGGCGGCCTATATTTCCGAGCACGGTCTCGACGCCTGGCAGGAGCGAGTTCAAACGGCTCGAGCTTCGGCCGGGTGAACCACTTACTCGTTCACTCTTAGGAGATTTACATCATGGGTACAAGTACCACATTTAAGGTCTACAATGACCAGTTCCGGGGAGGCGTTATCGAACGCCTGACTCAGGCCTCGGCCTTCTTCAATGGCGCGAGCCAGGGCGCTCTCGCGATGACTACCCAGTCACGTCGGGGCGATTATGTTTACGAGAGTTTTCTGCAGTCTATCGCCGGCCTCGTAAGCCGTCGCGATACGACCGTCGTAACCGATGCGGTCGCGCTCGATGTCAGCATGGAGGAATTTATTTCGGTCAAGCTGAATCGCAAGATCGGCCCGGTCGATCAGACGCTCGACTCGTTCCGTAAGGTCCTCATGGCGGCCGGCGGATCCGAGGAGGCGCTCTCGTTCCTGATGGGCTCCCAGGTCGCGAAAGCGATGGAGGTCGAGATGTTGAACACGGTCCTCCGAGCACTCCGCGCCAGCTTGGCGAACGTCGCGGAGGTCTATCACGACGCCAGCGACGGCACCCTGGAAAGCGCCGACCTGAACACCGGCTTATCCAAGTTCGGCGACGCCTACTCGAACGTCGTCGCCTGGGTCATGCACTCGAAGCCCTGGTTCGACCTGGTCGGTTATCAAATCGACCCGGCCAATCACGGCGACAACATTGCCGGCGTAGTGGTCCAGGGCGCCAGCCCGGCGACCTTCGGCCGTCCGGTTGTCGTCACCGACTCGCCGGCGCTGATCGTCGACGAGGGCACGAGCTCGGCTCCTGCACTCCGTTACCACACTCTCGGCCTGGTTGCAGGCGCGGGCGTCGCGGAGAACAGCGAGAACGAGTTCGTCACCTATGACGAGGTTACGGGCAAGGAAAACATCATCGCCCGGCTGCAAGGTGAGTATGCCTATAACATCGGCTTGAAGGGCTTCCAGTACGACGTCGGGAACGGTGGAGCTAATCCGACCGACACCCTCGTCGGAACGGGCTCGAACTGGGACAAGATCGCGACATCCGACAAGGATCTCGCCGGTATCTGTATTAAGTCACAGTAGCGCGGGGCGTCGGGCGTGAGGGCGGTCATTTACGGATCCCGAGAGATCCGGACGATTGCAGCCCTCGCGCTCGGCCTTTCCGAGCACGGCTGGACGTTCTCCTGGAGAGAGGACCGGGACGCCTACCAGGCGCGCCAGGAACCGCTCCAGGAGTTCGACCTGGCCGTGACCGATGGGATCCGGGGACCTATGGGCGTGATGTGCCGCGAGGCCGAGGCGCTTGAGGTTCCTGTTCTGATCGCTGACGCGGCTTTTGTTCGTCGCGACCTGAACTACTTCCAGCTCTCGATCAACCGACTGAACTGGATCCCCGAGTTCGATCTTCCCGGCGATCGCTGGGATCGGCTCGAGGTAGAACTTCAGCCTCGACACGCCGGCGACTTCGTTCTCGTGACCGGCCAGAAGCCGGGCGACGCTGCTCACGGCCTGAGCACGTTCGAGCTCCGCGAAAAGTACCAGGACTGGTATCAGGAGCTCCGGAAATACACCGAGCGGCCGGTTCTGTTCCGTCCACATCCGATGGGTCTGGAAGTGCATCCGAGGGGCCTACAGCCCAGCTCAGGGCGCTCGCTTCCGGATGAGCTGGCCGCCGCTCACGCGCTGGTCACCTGGAACTCGACCACCGCGACCGACGCCTTGATCGCCGGGACGCCGGCCTTCGTCCTGGGGCCGAACGCCCAGGTCGACGAGCTGGCGAACAGCGAGCTCGAATTGATCGAGAGCCCGTTCTTTCCAGACCCTTCGATCCGGCGGGCCCTGTTTCACCGGATCGCATACTCTCAATGGACCCTTGACGAGCTGCAGGACGGCTCCGCTCTGGAGTTCACCCTTGCAGCAATGGAACGGCAAGGGCTTAACAGGAAAGCAAGGTTGTGAGGGCTTTAGCGGCGTTTGAACTGCTCGAGAAGTTTGACTTTTGGAGCGTCCTCGATGTGGGCAGCGGCGCCGGTCATCATGCGCGGATGTTCCGCGAGGCCGGCAAGCACGTCACGACGATCTCCTGTATCGAGCCGGCCGACATCGTCGGCGACTATCTGGCGGTCCAGTTCCCGTTCCGTTATGACGTGCTCTGGCTGAGCCACGTACTCGAGCACCAGGTAAACCCGGGAGCGTTCCTGGCGAAGGTTCGGATCGACCTCAAGGAGGGCGGGATCCTCGCGGTGACGGTTCCGCCAATGAAGCCCCAGATCGTCGGCGGTCATGTCACGCTCTGGAACGCGGGACTCCTGCTTTATCATCTGGTCCTCGCGGGCTTTGACTGTTCCGAGGCGAAGGTCCGGACCGAGGGCTATGACGTGAGCGTCGTGGTCCGCTACCAGCCGGCGGAGATCCCCGGCGACCTGGTACACGACGCCGGCGACCTCGAACGCCTGGCCCACTTGTTCCCCATGCCAGTCTCCCAGGGTTTCAACGGCGAGATCCAGGCGCTCAACTGGCACCCCTATTAGGAGCCGAACATGGCGATCATCTTTACTACCACCGTCGGCGATCCGGCGGCGAACTCCTACGCGACCGTCCAGGAGGCCGACGACTACTTGCTCGCTGCCCGGCTACACGTCGACGACTCCTGGACGGCGCTCCAGGAATCCGAGAAGGAGGCCGCGCTGATGTGGGCGACCCGCGAGATCGACTTGTTCGAGTTCGTCGGCTACCTGCTCGACACCGACCAGGCGCTGCAATGGCCGAGAAGTTCGGCGGTGACACAAGACGGCCGCACCGTCGCCGAGGACGAGATCCCGGTCGCGGTGAAGAACGCCCAGACCGAGCTCGCCTATTTCCTGGCTCAATCGGATCCGAGCGGGATCCCGGCCGGCGAGCAGTTCGAGAAGGTCAAGGTCGGGCCGATCGAGGTCCAGCTCAAAGACCAGGCCGGCGAGGGCGAGATCCTCGACCAGGCGCCGCCCGACGTCCGGGCCATGCTCAAGCGATACCTCAAGGCTCGCGGGATCCGCGTTCCACTGATGAGGGGCTGAGATGACCCTCCTCTCGGATATTAAGGCAATCGTTACCCAGGTCCTCGGGAATCCGGAGATCGGTCGCCCGGTCACGATCCGCCGGGTCACTTCGAGCACCAGCGACCCGGTCGCCGGCACAGTGAGTAAAGTGACCGAGGACATCGCCGCGAACAGCTATTTCGACAAGTTCACAAAATACAATACGCCCGAGGGCTGGAACGTCGAGAACAATGACGCGCTTGCCTACCTGGACCAGGCCGTAGACACCGAGGACCAGGTCCTTCGCGAGTCGATCACCTGGTCGGTTCTCAACGTCGACCCGGTCGAGCTGGGCGACGGGATCGCGATCTGGATCGCTCAGCTCAGGAGGTAGCAATGGCGAACAAGGACTTCACGCGCCAGATCGAACGGATCGCTCGAAACCAGGGGCGAACGATCGAGCAGGTCGCTCGCGGCACGATAATTGACCTGTTCTCGAACATTATCTTCGACACGCCGGTCGATACCGGGCGCCTCCAGGGCAACTGGCAAACGACCGTCGGGACGCCTGCGGTCGGCCAGCTCGAGCGCACCGGAAAGATCGACGGGACGCTTGACGTCCTGACCACCGTTACCAAGCCGGATACGTACTTCCTGACCAATAACATGCCTTATGCCGAGCGGATCGAGTACGACGGCTGGAGCCGTAACAAGCAACCGAACGGCATGGTCCGAGTCAACATAGACAAGACGCAGAAAGCACTAGCCAAGCGAGCGAGGGAAGCGCGATGAGCGCCAACGATATAGACGCCGCATTGATCGCGGCTTATCAAGCCTCAGGCCTGGGCCTTCCGACGGCTTACGACGGCGAAGAATTTACGCCTCCCGCGAACGGTTCCGCCTGGGCTCGCGTGACACAACTGCCCAGCGGGAACGAGATCCGGAGCCTGGGCGTCGGCGGCATGGATCGCCAGCAAGGAATTTTACAGATCGACTTCAGCACCGAACTCGGCAGCGGCCGAGCGACGCTTCTGGGTTATGTCCAGGCGATGTTCGACCAGTTCGTCGGCGGTCAATCATTTACGTCGGGCGGTCAAGCCGTCCGGATCCGGATCGCGGAGCGGTCCAACATCAGGGAAGCGGACGGATACCAGCGGGTCACCGTCTCGGTCTACTGGGAAGCCAACACCATCCGGCCCGCAATTTAAGGAGGAAATAATGCCCACCGTTGCCAATGGTTCACAAACCAAGTTGTACTACATCCAGGAGGACGGGAACGGCGCGATCCCTGCCACGACTCCTGAGTTCAAGCCCGTCCGATTCAACTCCAACGGGATGAGCCGGACCACCGTCCAGATCGACTCAAACGAGATCAACCCAGCCCGCCAGCGGGTCAAGTCCCGCCAAGGCACCTATCACGTCGAAGGCGAGATCGTCGGCGAGATGTCTTTCGGTTCACACGAGGACCTGTTCCTGGCCGCACTTCAAGCGAGCGCTTTCGCTTCCCAGGAAACGATCACGGCGGCCACGATCGCCGCGACTGCCAGCGATAACTCGTTCAATGACTCGGGGAGCGGTTTCGCTTTCACAGTCGGTCAGGCGGTCATGGTTTCCGGTTTCACCGGGAACGCGGTCAATAACATCGCGTTCGGTATTGTCGAGACGGCCACGTCGTCGAAGATCACCATCGCCGCGCCTGGCGGAGACGTGATTGTAGACGAGGCCGAAGGCGACACCGTCACGATCGCCGAACTGGGCGACTCGGCGAAGGTCGGCTCGACTGTTCCGACGTTCGCGATCGTCGAGCACCACACCGACATCGATGAGATCTACGTCTATCGGAATTGCCAGATTAACGGTTTTACCCTGGCCGCTCCGGTCGATGCGGCGGCGGGGATCACCTTCCCGGTCGTCGGCCTGAGCGCCGAGGAATACACCTGGCCGGGCGACGAGACCTTCGCGGCTGCGACGACGACCGATATGATCGTCACCACCCAGGGCGGCTTTTATGAAACCCAAGGCCTGATCGACTACCTCACCGACTACAATCTCACCGTTTCGAACGCCCAGGAACCGCTCAAGGTCCTGTTCCAGCGTCCGGCCTACGCGATTCAGAACGGACGTTTCACGGCCGAAGGATCGATGACCTCACTCATGCCGGACGGCGTTCTGTTCGCGAAATACCTCAACGAGGTCGCGGTCGATCACTTAATCCATTTGACCGACGGAACGAACTCGTACTATTTCCGGCTACCTGATGTCGGCTACACCCAGGCCGAGAAGGCGGTCGCCGGCGAGGGGGCGATCCTGCCCAGCTTTACGATTTCGGCCGGTTACGAGGGGAACTCGGGGACGACCCTCCAGTTCTACAAGTCGGTCTAATCGGTGGCCGGTAAAAAGACAGGCATGGAAGCCAGCAGCCTAGACCAGGAGCTCCTCGACTCGGGGAGCAAGCTATACCTGAAGACCATCGACGGCAAGGACTCCGACGACTATGTCGTGGTCCTTTCAAAGTGGAATGATGCGGTCCGCTTCGAGCTCGATGACAACGAACGGGCGGGCCTCCAGCTCGTCGCGAGGCAGGGGTCGATGTCTCACCGGGAGCGCGGCGACCTCATTCGGAGGATCCATGTCTCAATGGTTGCCGGCTGGGGCGGGCCAGGTTTCAAGGGTAAGGAGTTCACGCCCGAGAACGTGGAGGCCTGGATCCGGGCGAACCCGCAACACGCGGAGGCGATTGACGATCGCTCGAGCTCTGACCGTTTTTTTACGAAAGCCAGCACGAGCTCATCGAGTGGATCCGGTACGAGCGACGACTGAACACGGTCGTCCCGAACACCGAGAAAACATCGAAGCAGATGCTCGTCGGGGCCTGGAAACGAACCGGGAAGTGTCCGCCACAACTGGCGGAACACCCGGCCGAACCGGCCCGCCTGGCCTATATCTGGCGCTGGTATAACGAACTCCCGAGCCCTGTCACCTGGCAAGAGATCCGAGCCTGGGCCCACTTCTCCCGGTTCCATGTGGAACGCTGGGAGGGTGTTCTGTTGATAAGGATCGACCAGATCATGAGGAGCTAACACAATGCCGAACGAAGTGGGGACGATTACCGTCCGGGCAGTCTTTGATCAGGTCAAGAAGGCGACCGACGCGCTCC